GCGTTGCTGGCGCGACCACAACCACCATTACGCTGGCCAATATCATGGCATGCCGCAATGCCCTCGATTTTGGATACCAGCAGAATGGCGCATGGATGATGCACCAGTCGATCTGGTCTACCATCCTTCAGTTGGCCGACTCACAGAGCCGCCCACTGTTCCTCGACTTGCTTAACGGCAACGCACCGCGGCTCTTGGGCTATCCGGTGATCGTCAACAACGCGATGGCCAGCTCGATCGCTGCCAACGCCAAAACTGTTCTGTTCGGCGATTTCAGCAAGTTTTACATCCGTGATGCGGGCGATATTGAAATCATCCGCATGAACGAGCGCTATGCTGATGCCTATCAGACCGGCTTTATGGCAGTGCGCCGCTCTGACTCCAAAGTGGCTCAGAGCGCCGCGATCGTCCGTATCACTCAGCCAGCGTCGTAATCATGTGGGGTAGACTCATGAGACTGAAAATAATGATCCATTGTGTCGGCACTCTCGTGAGCTACATCCCAGGTGAGGTTGTGGATATTATTGGCGATGACGCCCAGCGGCTCGTATCCGCTGGGCTCGCCGAGCCCTATCAGGAGCCAGCAGCACTGGCTCCACCACCTTTAGACATCGCAGACAATAAGCGTCGTAAAAACGTGGAGAAACGATGAACATCAAGATCCTCGCGCGTGGCACGTCCGAGCCAGTAACACTGGCTGAGGCGAAGCTCCACCTGCGCGTGGACCTGAGCAATGATGATGCGCTCATCACTGCGATGATCAGCGCGGCACGTGAGATGGTCGAGCGTTACACTAGCCGCACACTTATCTACACCGCATACCGACTCACCATGGACAACTGGCCCTACGACATCGAGCTGCCACGATCACCAGCCGTTGAGGCTGCTGCTAACCTGATCACGGGCATCGCATACATCACACCGCGGATTCGATACTACGACGGTGACGGCAATCAACAGACGATGACGTATGCCGCCAATGATTTTGAAGTTCTTCTGGACAACAACCCGCCGCTGCTCGTGCTGCCACCGAGCGGAATTTGGCCGGTCACCTACCCGCTCCAGCGTGGCGCAATCGAGATTGATTGGATCGCAGGCTACGGCTCAGCAAGCACGGGCATACCGGAGCTCCTGCGCCTCGCAATCATGATGCTCGTCGCGCATTGGTACGAGCACCGCGAGGCAGTTGGGTCGTTCGGCAGCGAAGTCCCATTGGCAGTCGATAGCGTGCTCAGGCTCTACTCCGATGGAGGGTATAGCTGATGCCCTACGTCACCGTAGTAGGCGATCTGCGCCGTCGTGTGGCTCTTCAGGCGCCGACCGACAGTATTGACTCATACGGGCAGGCTATTCGCACCTGGGCAACCTACGCCACGGTATGGGCCAGCGTTGTCTCGACTCCAGGCAGCGAGCCGCAGAGCGCTCTGATGCAGTCATCAGTCACGACCTACACGGTTACGATGCGATATCGCACCGATGTGCTGCCGATCCATCGCGTCATCTATGGAGACATCACGCTCAATATCGTCGGGATCAGCACCATTGACGGTCTCAATGAACACCTCAAGATCACGGCTGTGCAGGTCGAGTCAGATGCGCCAGCGACCACGACGACCACGACCAGCACGACAACCACGGCAGCACCTACGACGACCACGACAACCACGACTGGAGGTGCGTGATGGCCATACGCAGCGCCCTCAATATCGATGGGCTAGTAGAGCTGGTCGCCAAGCTCAAAAAATTCCCGGTTGCTATCCGTACAGCATTACGTCGAACGGCTCGCAAGGTAGGCGGTCAGGTCGCCAAAGTGGCCAAGGCTAAAGCACCAAATCGAAAAGAGACAATGCGTGTCGGCGATCAGTTGGTGCGCATGTATGGCGCTAGCCAAGCGCTCAAAAAAAGCATCGGCGTGAAAGTCGCCACGACCCGCAAGGGCGCGGTGAATGCCATCATTGGGCCAAAGCGCAATAGCGAAGCCAAAGTATTCATTGCCTATTACAAGCCGACTGCTGCCAAAAAAGCACAGCGCAACGTCACTATCACAATAAAGCCCGCCAAGTATGCACATCTGGTGGAAAATGGATTTACCGCCAAAATTTGGGCCAGCAATAAGCGAATAAGAGTTAGCCCTAAGCCCTTTCTCCGCCCTGCGCTCGACTCCAATAGTGGGCAGGTTTCCGACATCACCGTCGATTATCTCCAGATGGCTATCGACGACCTGATTGCCAAGGGCAAAATCACACCCGACGCAGGTGATGTATGAGTGCTTTAGGCAAACTCCTGCGCACTTACCTCGTCGGTCGCACCGACTACTCCACAACCATACCCGGTGGCATATCACCAGAGAATGCTCCAGTGGGCTCATCGCTGCCCTATGTGGTCTATCAGGGCATTAGCACTCAGCGACAGATGCTCTTGAGGGGCACACCAGCGGTGATCACAGAGCGTGTTACGCTGACGGCAGTGGCTGAGACTCGATCGAGTGCGCAGGGCGTCCTAGTGTGGATTGCAGAGCAGATCGAGGCTACACCGGGACGCCATACAGTTTCAGACGTGACCATCCATCACTGGCGCATCGAAGAAGCCCAGGATCAATCCGAGCTTGGGGGAGATGGGACCGACGAGCTAGCACGACTGACTACAATTGACGTAGTCGGCACATACCAGTAAAGGAGTCTCGACATGCCAAATGTACTAGGACCGGGAACGACCGCAGCCTACGCGACGCTGAGCAGCAGCACCGCAGGCACTACAGCAGCTCTCAGCGGGCTGATCAGTATTGCGGCTAATGCACGATCTACGACGTTCGCCGATGTGACCGCACTGAGCGACACGAAAATGCAGCGCGTGCCAGTACGCAACGACCCAGGCACTGTGCAATTCACGCTGTATCTCGACGATACCGCAACTGTCAGCAACCTGCTCACCCTGCTCGATGCTCGACGCACTGGACGAGTACACACTCGCGTGACCGTCGATCTTGGCGGCTCAAATATCGATACAATCGCAGTGTATGATGGATACATCAGCGAAATTGGGTATCCTGATATCGGCGCTACAGACGAGGCGCTGAGGTACACAGTAACTCTCCAATTGAGCGACAAGAGTAACACCTAATGCCACTAGACAGAGCAGCAATTATCGCAGGCGCAAAGCCCCGCATCATTACCATCTCCGTGCCCGAGTGGGGCGGAGATGTATGCCTGCGCGAGATCACAGCAGGCCAGCGCGACCAGTGGGACGCATGGCAAATCGAAAATGAGGGCGCGGCACGATACGCCAACATCCGCGCCCGTCTGCTGGTGCTCACTATCTGCGACGAGCAGGGTGCACGCCTATTTGCCGACAATGACATCGCAGTTGTGAGCGGGCTGCCCGCCATGTCGATCGATAAGCTCTGGGACGCATCCTGCAAGCTTGTAGGACTGCGCCCTGAGGACGTGGAAAAAAACTAGCCAAGCGCCCGCTCAGGCGGGTGCTATTTCGGCTCGCTGGTCATCTCGGTATGACGGTCGGCGAGATCGAGGAGCGGATGAGTAGCACAGAGCTGGCTGAGTGGGTCGCACTCATACGGCTCGATCCTTGGGGCTACTACCGCAGCGACCTACAGCATGCGCTAGCGGCATGGGCACCGATGGCGGCGTGGTCCAAGGGCGCTAAGGTTACGGACTTTCTGCCTCGCGATCTCTGCGCTGAGATGCAGGCAGAGAGCACAACACTCACGGCACTGGTAGAGACTGGGGCCAAGGTCATGACTAGGGAGCAGGCATATGGCTAGTATCGCCAAACTCTCAGTACAGATGGCGTGGCAGGGCTCTGAGCTGACTAAGGGCGCTGCCGATGCCAGCAAAGATCTCAAGAATGTAGGCGACAAAGCAAAGAAAACTAAAGAAGAGCTTGAGGCGCTGAAGAAAGAAAAAGACAAGCTAGGCGAGAAAAAACTTAACTTAGCAGAGTCACTAGGCCTCAAATCGTTAAACGATGTCAAAGGCCTATTGGACATGGCACGCGGCGTGTTCCAATTCTTTGTTGGACTACCCATCCAAGGTGCCGTATCCATCCTAAAGATGGGTAGCGCTCTCGAGACGATGACGATACGGGCTCAGTACGCAGCCAAATCGATCGAGGCAGGCAATAAAGTAATCAAGGATTTACGCGACCTAAGCAGCAGCAGCGGCGTGCCGCTCGAGGATTTAGCCAAGGCATTTGAACAATTTACCGCTGCTGGCATCAGCACGGCAGGCGCATCAACTATCTTGGCCAATGCTGGCAACGCCATCGAGCTGCTCGGTGGTGGAGCGGCTGGTGCTCAGTCAGTTGCTGCCGCAATCACTGAGATCCGTGGCGCAGCCATCGCCACTGATGGGCCGCTCAAAACATTGCAACGAGGCGGTCTAAAGGTATTTGAGGCACTCGCCCAGGAGCTTGAGGCAGTTACGGGCAATGCCTACAGCGTCGAGGAGGCAATGGCTGCCGTGCAGCAAGGCTCGGTGAGCAGTGCTACAGCAGTACGGGCAGTATTCAGGGCAAGCAATTCACCAGAGGCTAAGGCAGCCGCTGAAGCATTTGGTGCGTCATTTGACGGGCAATTGCGACAATTGTCGTCTGGTTTCAACGATCTGCTTACAGAAATAGGCAAGCAGATGCTTGCCATACTTCAACCGGAAAAAGCATTCTCTGCGCTTAAAGGCGCGTTTGAAGGCGTCAAGGAGGTCGTGCAAGAGATCGCCGCGGCGTTCTTGCCTGTGGTTGACCCCAAAGATAAAGCAGCAGGGCTAGCCTCTATATTTGAGTCGAGCAAGCAGATTGCCAAGGATGTTGTCAATAAATTGGTCGAGGGTATTACTCAGCTAAAGGGCATGTTTGACGAGGTAGTCGCTGGCATACGCAAATTGATGCAGGATTACCAAGGCATGACCGCAGGCAAGGTCGCAACCAGCGCTGCCACAACAGTCGTCACCGCGCCATTTGAGATTGGCAAGGCGATGACTATGGCAGTTGGAGATCTTGTCAAAGGGCCGCGTGTCGATCCGAATAGACCAGGGCAGATGACGATTGGCGATGAGGTGCGGGCCCAAATAAAACTCGAGAAAGAAATAGCGTCAAAATCAAATCTTGCTTTGATTTCTGCGATGTCATCATTTTTGCAACTCAATAATGAGCTGCCCAAAGTAGGAGTCAGTGCCGAGGAGGCTGCGGTCAACGCAAAGAATCTGGCATATCAGCAAAAACTCAACGCTCAATTTGCTCTAGAGCAAGCTGAGAATGAGAAAAAAGCTAATCTTGATTTAGA